GGGTAGAAAGGATATAGAAAAAGCAATCCACTACGCACAATTAATATTAGAGTTAGAATATAATCAACAGGAAACAGTTACTAATGACTAACAGACCTAGCTCTACGTATGAGTCTTACATTCATATCAGCCGCTACGCACGTTTTCTACCAGAAGAAAACCGTAGAGAAACTTATGAGGATACTTGTAATAGGTGGTGGGATTATATGTCAGGAAAGTTTCCCCTGTTACTTAACTATCCAGAAGTATTAGAAGCTCTTAAAAATAAAGATGTTATGCCATCAATGCGTACTATGATGGCTGCTGGTGAGGCGTTGGAACGTAACCACATTGCTGCCTTTAACTGTGCCTATCTAGCTGTAGACGACTACAAAGCTTTCGATGAAGCCCTTATGATCCTTATGTGTGGCACTGGTGTAGGCTTTAGTGTTGAGCGTCAGTTTATTTCTAAGATGCCAGAAGTCCCTGAGATTAGTCGTACAGAAGAAGTTATTATTGTTGCTGATTCTAAGGAAGGATGGGCTAAGGGATTGCGTCAGCTAATGAGCCGTCTGTTTGCGGGGGAGCATCCTACATGGGACTTGTCTAAGGTTCGTCCATCAGGTGCTAGGCTTAAAACATTTGGTGGACGGGCATCAGGACCGGAACCACTAGACAATCTCTTACGCTACGTCACGAACGTTATGTATAAGGCATCTGGTCGTCGGCTATCTAGCCTTGAATGTCACGACATTATGTGTGCTGTTGCTGCTGCGGTGGTTGTAGGAGGTGTTCGTAGGTCAGCCATGATCAGTATGTCTAATCTATCTGATGATCGAATGCGTCATGCTAAGATGGGTAGCTGGTTTAATGAGCATGTCCATCGATCTTACGCTAATAACTCTATCGCCTTCACTGAGAAGCCTGATATGGGTACGTTCCTACGTGAGTGGACCAACCTGTATGAGTCTAAGTCAGGTGAGAGAGGTGTATTCAATAGGATTGCTGCACAGAAGAAGGCTGAGAGTATTGGAAGAGATACTTCTGAGGACTTCGGCACTAACCCCTGTGGAGAGATTTCTCTAAGGTCTAAGCAGTTCTGTAATCTATCTGAGGTTGTTGTTCGTCCTAACGATACAGAGAAGACAATCGAAAATAAGATTAGAATTGCTACAATCATTGGCACCTTCCAGAGTTGCTTGACAGACTTCAAGTACATTTCAAAGAAGTGGAAAGATAATACAGACGAGGAACGTCTGCTGGGTGTCTCCCTTACAGGTATCTTTGACAATCCTCTAACCTATAATCCTAAACCTGAGATGCTAGAAAAGTGGCGGGAGATGGCAAGAGGCGTTAACAAAGACATAGCATACCTGCTGGATATTCCTCATTCTGCTGCTATCACAACTGTGAAGCCTAGTGGTACTGTGTCTCAGCTAGTTAATAGTGGTAGTGGTATTCATCCACGATACGGTCATCACTACATTCGTCGTGTTCGATCAGATGCTACCGACCCTCTAGCTGCATGGATGCTTGAGGTTGGTATGCCTTATGAGAAGGATGTTTACAATGATAAGAACTATGTATTCTCCTTCCCTATTAAGTCAGCAGATGATGCAATTACTCGTAATGATATTACAGCATTAGAGCATCTAGAAGTGTGGCTCAAGTATAGGAACCACTGGACAGATCATAATCCTTCTGTTACCATCTACGTAGCAGAGCATGAGTGGTTAGCTGTTGGTACTTGGGTGTATGAGAATTGGGATGAAGTTTGTGGATTATCCTTCCTACCTAAAGAAGATGAAAACCATAGCTACGTTCAAACACCTTATGAAGATATTACAGCAGAACAGTATGAAGCTATGGTGAAAGACTTACCTGCTATTGACTTCTCAAAGTATACAGAAGTTGACGATAATACTACTTCAAGTCAGGAATTGGCTTGTACTGCTGGTAGCTGTGAAATCTAATGCCTTGTAAAAAGTGTGTAAAATCCTGCTCCCTTGATTCTGTTACACAAAAATGTACAGGCTGTGGTAGGACAATGGAGGAAGTTAGAGCCTCTTATAATAAGCATAAAGAACCTACTAAAGAATTAAAATGATAGACACATCCAGCTTTAGCTATAGCGTTGTTAAATACACTTCAGTGTGCTAAAATTAGACCTAGCAGGTATATCTAATTAACATAATAGGGAGAGCATTGTGGCACGAGATTACAAGAGAGAAAATGAGGTAACTAAGAGTAAGCCTAAGAATATTGCTAAACGTGTAAAAAGAAATGATTTACGTAAGAAAGCAATACGAGCTGGGCTTGTAAGAGTTGGGGATGGTAAAGAACTTGATCATATCCAGCCAATAAGTAAAGGTGGTTCTAATAAGAAATCTAATATAAGAATTACCACCAAGAGCCAGAACAGTTCCTTTGATCGTAACCCTGATAAGTCAGTAAAGAAAAACAGACTTAATAAAAAGAAGAAAAAAACTAAGAAGACCATAAAGAAGAATGCTTAATTTATATCCTTATAAAATTTATGAACATCAGCTACCTAAAGAGTTGTGTAAAGGTATTATTGGGATAGCTAAAGCAGAATTTAAGAAAGCAGATGTTTTTAAAGAGGGTGTCACAGTTGAAGACCCTTCTTATAGGAACAATAAAATTAAATGGTTTAATAATCCAGAAATTATTGAGATACTTAGCATGTATGCTAAGACGGCCAACGTAGAAGCTAACTGGTTCTTTGATGTAGACAGCTATGAAGTACCACAAGTATCTTCCTACGGTAAGGGAGAGTTCTATAATTGGCATATAGATATGGGTGTGGAGAAAGACGAAGATACCTCCTTTAGAAAGATTACTGTAGCTGTTAATTTAAATGACGATTATGACGGTGGTGAATTTCAAATAGAAAAGTGGTGTGCTCCTAATGTTCGTCATAGACATCAGACACTCCTTAAAGCAAAGGGCATAGGGTCTGTTCTAGTATTCCCTTCCTTCCTACACCACAGGATAAAAGCTGTAACACAAGGTAACAGGTATTCTCTAGTATGTTGGTTTAGAGGATCAAGATTTAGATAAACTAAAAATAGTTGTTGACTTCTTTTAAAACACTCCTTATAATAAAAGGATAGCTTATGAAATAAGCTTTTCACTTTTGTACAGTAATAGAGAAGATCACATAAATGATTAAGTATTTTTTAGTATGTCTAGCTATTATTTCAGTTACCTATCAGCAAAATCAAAGTAACGCACAAGAAGCTCCAGCAGGTCTTCAAGAATGTTCTGGTGCCTTTGCTTTATGTGCCGCATCCACCTGTAAGGCTACTGGAAGGATGATTACGATTAAAGAAAAAGAGTATCCAGAAATGCTCTGCTCTTGTCCTGTGCTTAAAGGAAAAGCGTTAGCTGACGTTAATGGAGGTACTATGGAAGGTTCTTGTGCTAGAAAAAATAAAGACCAAGTATGGAGTTTATTTTCGTATAGGTCTTTTTTACCACAGGAAATTAATAACTGGTCTACCTCCCCTAGCAAGTCTAAGACTCGTGTTCAAGAATGCTCTTCTGAACTAAAGCTGGGTACTAAAAGTGTAAATTGTTTTTCTATGTCCTGTAATATTACCGGAGAAAAAAATGGAACAACAGTAGCTTCTTGTTTCTGTCCAATGGGTGAAGCTGTTAATGGAGACATTATTAAACCAGCTACGTCTTTTCTAATTCAAGCTGGACAGGGTAATCCAGAGTATTGTAATAAACATCCGGTTGCCATTACGCCCTTTGGAAATTAATTTAATATGCCTATTAACAAACTTCCTACAATATACATTGGTTATGATCCTCGTGAGCATGCCTACGTAAAAGTTCTAGATAAATCTATCAGAATAAACACAACACGTACTTATAACATTGTGCCTATTATACAGAAAGAAGTTAGGCGAGCAGGGTTATATTGGCGTAGTCCAGAAATAGACCTAGCTGGTAATCGTGTAGATGTTTTTGATGGTAAACCTTTCTCCACAGAATTTAGCTTCACTAGGTTCTTAGTTCCTTTTCTAAATCAGATGTCTGGACTAGCTCTCTTTATGGATGCTGATATGTTTGTACGTTCTGACATCACAGAAATATTTGATGTCTATGGAACAGACAAAGATAAAGCTATTAGCTGTGTACAGCACACCCATGCTCCTACAGAGACAACTAAGATGGATGGTCAAGTTCAGACTATTTACCGTAGAAAAAATTGGTCTTCTCTTGTCCTGTGGAACTGTGATCACCCTTGGGTTAAAGAACTTACTATAGCTGACGTAAATACAAAGCCGGGTAGTTGGTTACACGCTTTTGAATGGATGGACATCTATCCTATAGGTAATATTCCCCTAGAGTGGAACTGGCTAGACGGAGATTCTGACGAAGACATTACCCCTAAGAATGTACACTTCACTACTGGCGGTCCTGTCTACCCTGATTGGAAACCAAAAAGAGATATAGATGCTAAGTATGCTAAAGAGTGGACAGACTTTTATCGATTTATGCTAAGTAAATAAAGTAAAAGATAGGAGATTAGCTATGTATATTGATCCAGATATAAAAAAATATCTAAGATATGATGCTGAGACAGGGAAGATATTTTGGAAGCTTAACAAAGGCGGTAATGCTAAAACTGGTAACGAGGCTGGCTGTATGGATAAGTACGGTTATTCTATAATAGAAGTAAATAGAAAAAGTTATAAAGCTCACCGTATTGCTTGGTTGCTTACTTATGGGTCTTGGCCTGAAGACCAAATTGACCATATAAATGGTAGTAAGAAGGATAATCGTTTAGAGAATCTTCGTGTTGTTAGTTATAGAGAGAACGCACGTAATCAGAAAATACCTAAGAATAACACCAGCGGTACTGTTGGCGTTAGCTTTCACAAGAGAGATCAGAAATACATAGCTAGTATTCAGATCAATGGTAAATCTAAACACCTCGGTGTATTTAAAAATAAAGAAGAAGCTATTGCAGCAAGAGCAGCAGCAAATATAAAATATAATTACCATGAAAATCATGGAAGAAAGGAAATTAATATTTATGGTTATTAATTTTGTCACTTCATTTAGTGATGATGGCTTTGGTCGTTACGCAGAAAAGATGCTTCTGTCTGTCAAAGAACACTGGCATCCTGATTTAAAGCTAACAGCTTATTATCATGATTGTGACAAAGAGCTTGTGTCTTCCTTTCCTCAAGCAGGTAACATTGAGTATCGTAATCTCAATGAAGTAGAAGACATGCTTGCATATCGCGAACGTATGAAGGCGTATGATGGTACAGCTAATGGTCAAACATCGTATAACTGGCGGATGGATGCTATCAAATGGTGTCACAAGGTCTACGCGCTGACTGACTATGGTCTAGAACTAGCTGACAACGACGCACAGGCTGGTTGGCTGTGTTGGATTGATGCAGATACAGTAACAACCAAGCCGCTCACTGTAGAGAAGGTAACAGCCTTTCTACCAGAGAAAGCAGAGCTAGTACATCTTGGTCGTAAAGATGTAGATTATAGTGAAACATCCTTTATTGGTTTTAATCTTAATTACGAAGCACCTGTTTATATGATTGCTGATCTTCGTGGTTGCTACGATATTGGAGAGGTTGTTTCTTATCGTGAATGGCATGATGGGTTTATCTTTGAACGCCTACTAAAGATTTATACAGCACATGGTATGCGTGTTCAAAATCTAACTCCTAATGTAGCAGGACTTGAAGCTTTCAAGAACTCTCCCCTATCTCAGTATATGACACACTACAAGGGTGCCTTGAAGAACAAGCTATCAGATATTGACGTAGCACCAGATGTAAAGTTACCACGCTATCGTCAGCTTGCTGATCTTATTCGCACGTATGGTAGCGAGACTTTTGTAGAGGTTGGTACATGGAATGGTGGTCGGGCTGTCGAGATGGCCCTAGCGTCCTTTGAGAGCAAGGATAAAGTACACTACATTGGCTTTGATCTCTTTGAAGAAGCTACAGAAGAGCTAGATAAGTATGAGCTAAACAGTAAACCTCATAACACAATTGTAGCTGTTAATAACAGACTTCAGGAATTTGCTGACAAGATGAAGGAGAAGGGTAAAGAATTTACCTTTGAACTTCATAAAGGAGACAGTAAAGAAACACTATATAAGGCTAAAGAACGTATTGCTAATGCGAACTTTGCCTTTATAGATGGTGGACATTCAGAAGAAACGGTACTTAGTGACTACGCTAATCTAAAGCACTGTGATGTCATTGTCTTTGATGACTACTTCAGTAAGGACCAAGAGGGTAATATTCTAGCAGATGAGTATCTAGGAACTAACAGGCTTGTAGATGGTTTTGAAAATACGCTAACTGAAGGTCGTTGTATTGTTCTTCCTTCACAGGATAAGGTAAAGGGTGGTGGTGTTACTCATCTTGCTCTTCTACTAGCCAAGGACGATCTACCAAAGCCACCAGCTAGTCTACTTAAAGTCCCTATCATTATTAAACCTAAAGACTCTATGCCTAAAGAGTATATTATGGATAGTATCAATGATAATGTGGCGTTAATTAAGAAGTGGGGTTTTGTTCAGACATGTAAGCCTAATGCAGAACATGCCATCATTGTCTCTGCTGGTCCTTCTACCAACTATAAGGAACTAAAACAGGTTATTGAGCAGACTAAGGGTACTGTCTTCTGTGTTAAACACAGTTATCCTAAACTGTTACAGAATGGCATTGATCCTTATGCTTGTGTCATTCTTGACCCTCGTTCTATAGAGGGTACGTCTACTCATGGTGTAGTACGTAAAGATTTATTTAGTCTTATAGATAATAAAACGAAGTTTTTTATTGCCTCTATGACAGATATTAGTGTTACTAAATATCTTATGGATAAGACAGATGAAATCTATGGGTGGCATGCTTATTCTGAGGCAGTTGCAGCAGCAGCTAATGGTAAAAGTTTTGCTGTAGATAAGAAACTTAATATTGCTAAAGACACTACCTTTGTAACTGGTGGGACATGTTCAGCTATGCGCTCAATTGGTATGGCACACATCCTAGGGTTCCGTCACTTCCATCTTTTTGGTTTTGATTGTAGTATTCCTAAAGTCACAGCTAAAATGAAAAAGGAAAAAACTGAGGATGGTAAGCCCAAATATCTACATGTCGAAACAAATGGTAAGGAGTTCTGGACGACAGGAGAACTACTAGCTATGGGACAGGATTGTGAGAAACTATTTAACAATCAGGATATTGAAATGAATATAACTATTTATGGTAAAAAT